TCTTTATAGATAAGAAAGATGACTATACTAAACAGGGTATCCCTGAAGTGTATGCTCAAGAGTTCTTAAACTATCCAATTGATGAGTCTACAGCTTACTTTAAACGTACTGACTTTATAGAGATACCGAGATTTACACTTGAAGCTATCAGACATAAAGAAAAGAAACTTGTTTACTACGCTGCTGTTGACTTTGCGATTAGTACCAGAGAGCGTTCAGATTATACTGTTATTGCTATTGGTGGAATTGATAGTGATGGTATTATGAATATCATAGACATTCGAAGAGGTCGTTGGGATGCTCTTGAAATTGTCGATGAAATGTTTGCAGTACAAAAGAAATATGATCCACACTACTTTGTTACAGAGAAGGGTGCGATTGAAAAAGCAATTGGTGCTATCCTACGTAGAGAGCAAATAAGCAGACAGTCTTATATGAATCTGATGCCTATGACTCCTACTAAAGATAAACAAGCCAGGGCTAGAAGCTTCCAAGCTAGATTTAAAGCTGGAGGTGTTAAGTTTGATAAGGGTGCTCCTTGGTATAATGAGCTTGAGGAAGAGATGGTTCGCTTCCCTAAGGCTAGACATGATGACCAGGTAGATGCTTTAAGTTGGCTAGGTCTTGTTGTAGATCAAGTACATGAAGCAGATTCTCCAGAAGAAGAAGCAGAGTACGAGTATCATTTGGCTCAATCACAATCTCAAAACGACGGTAGATCGTCAGTTACAGGGTACTAACATATGAAGTTAGATGTAAAACTAAACATTAACAAGATGCTTACTTCACCTAATATCGTAGATATGTTAGATGATAAAGCTTTAAATACCATTGGTAGTACTGTTCTTACTGAGTTTAACTTAGATAAAGAATCACGTAGTCAGTGGGAAAAACGTGTAGAAGAGGCTATGATGCTTGCTCTACAAGTAGCAGAGACTAAGTCTTTTCCTTGGTCTAATGCTTCTAATATTAAGTTTCCATTAGTAACTATTGCAGCATTACAGTTCCATAGTCGTGCATATCCAGCTTTAGTTCCTACACAAGATATTATTAAGATTGACTGTGAAGCAGATCCAGAGATTTCAGCAGAAGAGCAACAAAAGTATGTAGCTCGTGACAAACGTGTTGAAAAACACATGTCATATCAAATCCTTAAAGAGGATGAGAACTGGGAAGCAGAGATGGACAAGGTACTTATTACAGTACCTATTGTTGGTTGTGCTTTTAAGAAGACTTACTGGAACTTTAATGAAGATCATCCAGTATCAGAGAACATCTTAGCTAAAGACTTTGTTGTTTCGTACTGGACTAAGAATCTTAAGGATTCTCCAAGACAGTCTCATGTATTATACTTAAGTTCTAATGATATCATCTCTCGTCAACGTAGAGGTATCTGGAGCGAGTTTAAATTAAATCCCGTAGAGACACTACCAAGTGATAACTTAACGGCAGCCCAAGAGCGCGCACAGGGCACTAACCAACCAAACAATGATCCTGCTACTCCGTATGAGTTCATTGAGCAACATCGTTGGGAAGATCTAGATGGTGATGGCTTTGCTGAACCGTACATTATTACAGTGCACAGACAAACAGGTCAAGTAGTTCGTATTGTAGCTAACTACTTTGATAGTTCAATTAAACGTAACTCTAAAGATGAAATCCTAAACATTAAACCTGAGAGCTACTTTACTAAGTATCCTTTCATTCCATCTCCAGATGGTGGTTTCTATGATATTGGTTTTGGTATTCTATTAGGTCCATTAAACGAGTCAATCAATACAATCATTAACCAACTGGTTGATGCAGGTACAATGGCTAATACTGCAGGTGGTTTCTTAAGCCGTGGTATTAAGATCCGTGGTGGTAACTACAACTTTGCTCCGTTAGAGTGGAAGCATGTAGACTCTACAGGTGAAGATCTAGCTAAAGGTATCTACCCATTACCAGTACGTGAACCAAGTGGTGTACTTTTCACGCTATTAACTACTTTAGTTAACTATGGTGAGCGTATCATTGGTGCTACAGATATTATGGTTGGTGAGAACGTAGGTCAGAACACACCTGCTACCACTAGCCAAGCAATGACAGAGCAAGGTATGAAAGTATTTGCTGGTATCTTTAAACGTATCTATCGTTCATTGAATGAAGAGCTTCGTAAAGTATATCGCTTGAATCAGTTATACTTACCAGATCAGTATACATTTGGTGGTGGTGGTAAAGTCTATGCATCTGACTATCAAAATGCTCCAACAGACTTACGTCCTTCAGCTGATCCATATATTGTATCAGATACACAACGAGTAATGCAAGCAGAAACACTACGAGCAACAGCAATGTCAGCTCCTGGCTTTAATACATACAAAGTAATGGTTAGGTATCTTGAAGCACTTAAGATTCCTAACATTGAAGAGATTTTGCCTGATCCATCTGGTCCGAATGCCATTCAAAGTGGTCCTTCAGAGAAGATACAGATTGAGCAAATGAAGGCCCAAGAACGTCAATTATCAGTACAAATCAAGTTTAAACTTGGTGTAATGAAGTTGGCAGGAGAGGCTGAAATAAATAGAGCTAAGATAACTAAACTTGAAGCAGAAGCAGTCTATATCCTAAAAGAAACAAGTGGTATTGATCAAAACCAAAAAGTCGCATTAATTAATGCACAGATTGGAGCTTTAAAAGCACACCAAGATGGAATTCTCCGCTCTATCGAAACTATGATGAAAGCAACTGAGTTAACAGGAGAAGCACAGTATGGTTCTGACGCAAGAGGAGTTCTTGGATTGGCTGGAGAACCCAGTGACCAAAGCTCTCAAGAAGTCCCTGACCAAGGAACGGGAATATCTTAAAGAGAGCTGGTGCAGGGGAAACCTTGAGAATGAAGAAGAAGTAAAAGGTAGATGTAATGCAGTACTAGCAATTCTTAATATAACTTATGAAGACCTAGTAGAAGGAGTTAGAGATGGAGAATAAGAGTGGGATTCACCCTAAGGGGCACCGAGTTCTTATCTATCCAGAACCTGTTGAACATACCACTGCTAGCGGTATAATCATTAATACAGGTGATAACATAGAGAGAGAACGGCTTGCTCAATTACGAGGTACTATAGTAGAGATTGGTAATACAGCTTGGCATGATCAACCAGAAGCATGGGTTAAAGTAGGTGATAAAGTCATCTTCGGTAAATACTCAGGTTTGATTTACAAGGGTGATGATGAGTTAGAGTATCGTATTATTAATGACCTAGATATTGTAGCAACAGTTAGTTAAAGGAAAAAGAGATGACAGACGAAGTAGTAAGTGGTCAAGAACCGCAGCAAGACCAAGAAGCTCAAGTAGTTAATGAGCAGACTGCAAAAGAAGCCCGTATGTTTGGCTGGGTACCACGGGAGGAATTCCGAGGCTCAGATGAAGAATGGGTAGACGCTGAAGTTTTTGTAAAGCGTGGAAAGGAAATCAATCCTATCCTTCGTAAGAACAATGAAATTCTTATGAAGAAGCTTGATGAAAAATCCAAAGAAATTGATAGCATTAAGGCTGACGTTCAGGAATTTAAAAAGTTCCAGAAAGAGTCTTTTGATCGTAAGCAAGTAGAACTTGAAGTTCAAATTGCAGATTTAAAGACTAGAAAACGTGAAGCTATTGCAGAAGGGAATGGCGATTTAGTTGTTGATATTGACGACCAACTCGATGATATTAAAGAAGCACAGCGTGAAGCTAAGGAAGAGGCTAAGAAAAAGCCAGAGCCTGAAACTCCACCACATAACACAACAGTTCCAGATGATCCAGCTCTACAATCTTGGTTAGGCCGTAACACATGGTTTGGCGAAGATACAGAGATGACTGATGTAGCTAATGGTTTAGGTGCTTCCGTACGTAGACAATTCCCTCACCTGTCTGGTCAAGATTTTCTAAACAAACTTGATGAAAAGATTACAGAGTACTTCCCTCACAAAGTCCTAGGAAATAAAGCTAGGGGTAGTGCAGTAGATAGTACAGGTAATGTTCGAAGTGAGTCTGGTGGTGGTAAAAAGTCTTATGATAATTTACCTGCAGACGCAAAAGTGGCTTGTGATCGTTTTATTAAAAACGGTTGGATCAAGTCAAAACAAGAATATTTAGACAGTTACGACTGGAATTAAGGAGAACAATTATGGCTAAAGCACTTACACTAGAAGAGAAAAAAGAACGAGCACTTAGTAGAACTGCAGAAACTCGCCCTACGGGTGAACGTGTACGCAATCCATTTAATGGAACTAAAGCTAAGTTAACCGTTAACAAACAAATCCCTGGGTATAAACTGTACATCTTTAATGATGAAGCAGGTCGTATTCAGACCGCACTTGAAGGAGGTTGGCAATTTGTACATCCTGATGAGGTGGGCGGTGTTGGAGAGAGAGTAACGTCAGGTAATACTGACCTAGGAGATAAAGTTAGGTTCCTTGTAGGAACATCCGAGAAAGGTGATGGAGCTTATGCTTACCTGCTTAAAATTAAGCAAGAATGGTGGGATGAAGATCAAGCTGCATTGCAAGAACGTAATGACTTGGTAGATGATGCTATCCGTAGTGGAACGAATGCTAAACCTGGTACTAAAACAGAAGGCTTCTATACACCACGTGAAGGTATTAAATACCAAACTCGATAAATCTAAAAGGAGTCTTTTAAATGGCTAACGCAAATACCCCTCGTGGGTTGTCTCCAGTAGGTACTATTACTGGTGCAGCCTTCAACGAACAGGGCCGTCTTTATGCTATTGCTAACGATGCTACTAACACATACGCTATTGGCGATGTTGTTAAAGTAGCAAGTGGCAGTGACACAAATGGCGTACCTTACGCAACAAAAGCAGCATCAACAGATACACCAGTAGGTGTTATTGTTGGTATCCGTGTTTCTGATCCAAGTGTATCTCTAGTAGGTACTACTTTGGCTCTTAACACAATCTATCTACCAAAAAGCTCTGGCTTACGCTATGTGTTTGTTGTAGATGATCCTTCAGTTATTTTCCAAGTAGAGTCTGATGCTACAGGTGTGGCAGTTGGTGATGTGTTTAAAAACACAGGTCTTACAATTACAGTTGACCAAACATCATTAGCACAAGCTTCACCATTATCAAGCACAGTTGTAGATGCTGCTTCAATTAAAGCTATTGGTACTTCTGGTTCATTGGCATTGCCATTGCAAATCATTGGTCTAGAGCAAATTGAAAACAATGCTGGTGGTGCTTATTCTAATGTCCTGGTTAAATGGAACAAACATCAGTTCTTAAACCCAGTTGGCACTGCTTAATTTTTAGGAGAATAATATGGCTGGTATAATTACAACAGCAAGTCACCCTAAGGCTCTCTGGCCTGGGATCAAGGCTTGGTGGGGTCAAGTTTATGACGAACATGCGACAGAGTATGACAAATTGTTCGATTCAGATTCTTCATCTCAAAACTATGAAGAAGACGTACAACTAACAGGTTTTGGTCTAGCACCTCGCAAATCTGAAGGTTCAGGCGTTTCTTATGACTCAGAGATCCAAGGCTTTACTACTCGTTACACTCATGTTGCCTATGCTTTAGGTTACATCGTAACGAAAGAAGAGTTGGATGATAACTTGTATGAGCAAGTATCTCGTCGTCGTGCTGCAGCTCTAGCAATGTCTTTCCGTCAAACGAAAGAGAATGTTGGTGCTAACGTTTACAATCGTGCTTTCTCTGGTACTTATTTAGGTGGTGACGGTGTAGCATTATGTGCTACAAACCATCCTAACGTATCAGGTGGTACTTTTGCAAACAAACCAACAGTAGACGCTGACTTGTCAGAAGCTTCTTTAGAAGATGCATTGATTGCAATCATGGGTTTCCAAAATGACCGTGGTTTACTAATCAACGTAATGCCTCGCTCTTTAGTGGTAGCTCGTCAAAACTGGTACAATGCAAATCGTATCTTAAAATCTACATACACTCCAGGTTCTGCAGACAACTCTATCAACGTGTTGAAAGCAACTAACGCATTACCAGAAGGCATTGTAATGAACCATTACTTGACTTCTCCAAATGCATGGTTTGTACGTACGAATATCCAAAATGGTTTGAAATACTATAGCCGTGTTGGTATTCAATTCGACCAAGATAATGACTTCGATACTATGAATGCGAAAGCAAAAGGTTACGAACGTTATTCATTCGGTTGGACAGATCCACGTGCAGTTTATGGCGTTAATGGTCCGTAAGTAGGCTAAGGGGCTTAAGGCTTAAAACGCTTTTATAAGTCCCCTCCTATTATTGTAAAGGAATAAA